CAATAGTAGTACCGCCAGAAATGGAACCTGAAGCGGTTACATTTACCTGACTGTAATAATTGGACCATGTAGGTTTTTTGCTAGTTGGGTCAATATAGAAGCAACCGTTAAAAACACCAAGGTTAGTGGAGCCGGAAGCTGTTCCAGCAATTACTAAACCCGAAGCCTGCATTACGTGATCACCTTTATAAATAGATGTCGCGTAATTGTCTCCGATAGTGTAGAGGGTAGTACCCCCATTATTAACGCCACTGCCAACTTTCCCAACGGGTCTATACCCAAAGGCCGCGTCAACATTAGCCATGATTTTATCCTCACAGATAAATTGTTATACACACCCACCATGGGTGTGTAAAAATTGTGTAAATTGTGTGTGAGAAACTAAGTGTTTCTTTTGCCACCAAAACTTACGCGAGTGCTTCTCTCTTTCGAGATCGGCATGCTAGGATGTTGGTCCTTCAAAGGATCGTTTGCGATTGCGTCGTCCTTATCCTGCGTTAATTGTGCAAAATATTTTTTACGCTCCGCTACCGTTTCCTTAGGAATTCGCGCTAGCATTAGCCCTCCAACAGCTATGACACCATTATACTTGCCTGAATCAATTTGGGGCCATTCAGTGTCAGGATACTCGTCCCCTCGGACAAATTCCCAACCTTCGCGCAGTCTAGCGGATACATTTTTTTGATCCATCTGTCCTACGGACTCGGCCCTTATCCAGCGATGGACGAATCCAGCTGGCGCAGGTGGTGCGTCTAGTTGTGATGGTGGAGACCATGGTTTCCTTCGAGAAGTTTTCTCTCTGGTTTCAGTCTCGCGTGACGGTAGTTTATTTGTTTTCATTGTTTTCATATGCCTACTCCTTCACGTACTTCGCATATTCTTGCAGTGGCACACCTAGTTTTTTTGATATGGCTACCTGTGATGGCGTGAGTCTCACTGTGCCTTTGCGCCTAACTGGTCCACCCCTGTTTACGGAGGCAACCGTTTGAGTTGGCGAAACTTGTTGTTCAAACTTATGGGGAAATGTTTCCTTCATCTGTTTGTCTATTTCACTATAGTACTCATCAGATGTCGGGTCAAGTCCTTTTTCAACCAGTTTACGATGAATTGAGAAGGATGTCAAGGTCATTGGTTCATCCTGTCCAAACCATTCGTTCTTGCTGGCCCATTCCTCAGCCTTTGGATCCGGCGGAGGCGGTGCCTGCCTTGGAGGTGGTGCGTATTGCGGCTGCTGTTGCTGGACCTGTTGTCCGCCTTCAGCTGCCTGTGGTCTTGCCCTTTTCGCCTCCGTAGCCTTGTGTCTTTCGGATTCAATGGCAAGACGGGCTAAGTCCTGGTTTGCCGCCACTTGGGCGTCAATGTCACCAGCGTCCATCGCTTCCTTTAATTTCTTTTTGGCGTCCTCAGTCTCCGCTTTTACGCGGTTTCCGTATTCCAATACATATCCGCGGTCAAGGTTTCCAACCCTGCTTTGCAATTCCTTTGCCTGGTTCTGGACTCCCTGCGCGTACTGTATGGCTGCCGCTTCTCGTCTTTGCGCTTCACGCAAATTTTTTGTTAACTTGTCTATACGGGACTGTACTTTTTTCCCGTAGTCTTCCACTTCCGTCTCGGAAGCCGCTTCAACAACTTCCTTTTCACCCACATCTATTGTCTTGTCATCCTCTGACGTAACAGCTGTAGGAGACTCCTTTACCTCAACATCGACTGACTGTCCCTCGGAAGGAAGGTCAACCATTTTTTCATCCGCATCGGCTTGTGTCTGTACTGTAGCTTCTGCAGGCATAGTTTACTCCTGTTATTTATATTGCAAGATATCCTCCGGGTCCTTTACCACGGCAATTATCTCGTCGTCATTTAATATTCTCACTTCACCACCCTCTATTCCAAAACGGGATCCGGCGTATCGACCGAATATAATCCAGTCATTTTTCTTGCACCATGGTCCATTAGAAAATCTCTCCTTGTCTTTATAGGCATCAGGTCCAACTTTCAAGACCAAACCTGTAACTGTTGTATAGCCCCGCTCCTCAATTGTCTCATCAGACAGTATTATTCCACCCTTAGTCTTTCCCTGTCCCTTGTAGGGGAGAACCAATATTCTCCATCCTGTAGGGTCGGGTAATCGTTCTAATGCTTTATCAGTATCTTTATGTTCTATATTTTCAAGAGCCTCTTGTTGTATTTTTGCAACAAAACGGTTCTCTTTTTCTTCCGCGATTTTGTTATTTTCATCCGCCTCTATGGATAGGTCTTTCTCTTCCAGGGCAAATCTACGTTTTGGTATCTCCGTCATCATCTTTCTGCAGGTCCTGTATTTCCTGTTCCATTATGTTATAGGCCTTGTATTCACCAACTGACCTGTTGTATATGTCCCAGCTGTGAATGCCATTGGCGATAACTGTTTTTAACTGTTCCTTGCGCTCACGAATCCTTTTCAGGATTGCGTAGATAGCGGTCGTGTCTTCCATTAACGGAAGTATACGCTAAAATGAAGAAAAAATCAACTATTTTTTCTTTTTGGCCTTCATTCCACCGGCCATCGCCTTCACTCTTCCGCCCTTGGCTTTCTTGACCGCTTTTCCGCCCTTCTTGTATCCACCGGTATTAACCACTGGCTGTCCAGTTGTCCTGGATAATGCGGCAGCCTGCCGCTGTCCTGCGGGTGTGTACGCAAAAGATTTATTTCCTACTCTTGGCATTTACTTTTCCTCCTTTGTTTTTCGTTACACGTCCACCCCTCTTGAGTGATCCGTGCTCCTTGGTCCATTTCCTGGCTATTTCCGGCTCTTTGGCCCACAAATAAGCCTGCTGTTTCTTTGACTTGAAAGGCATTATTCCTTATTATTTTCCTTCGTTGCAATGGTTGCGTGTTTAGTTCCCCCTACATAGAGTCCAAACCACGCCGCTCCCGCACCAACAACTACTGACACGAAAGCTGACTGTGCGTTTGTGGGTTCTGGCAGTTGCATAAACCATTCCGTTGTACGCCAAAAGGCAACACCGTATAGTGTAATTAACAAGCGCGGAAAAATTCTCCACGCACTAAGTCTCTCCGGTGTTATCATTTTTTCTTAAATAATCCCTTAACACCCGGAGCCATTCTCACGCCCATGCTGACGCTGCAGCTTAAATATAAGAGGTGCTTATAATAATCCGGCAATTTATGAAGTGCCTCAAAGCCCCGTTCCACGTGCTCCGTCATTCCGGGAATGAAGACCAAAATTGCGGGAATCATCAGGGCAAGCAAAACGAATTCGTCTTTCCAGCTTCCCTTCATCTGGTCAACGGCTGACGCCTCCCACGATACTTCGCCGGCGATCTGTTGCTGCTTCAATTTAGTATTCGCTTTTATTTCTGTTAACTTGTTCTCGGCCTTCGCTTTCTTGGTTTCTATAAATCCGGAAACCGCCTGTCCGGCGACGCCTAGTAATGGTTTTAAAAGTAATTGTAACATTAGCTCCTCGCTCTTTCAAAAAGATCCATTCCGGCATATATTGGATCGTAGTCTTCATAATATTTAGAAGAAAAATCTTTATCATAAAAAGGGTCAGGCCCCATAGCCTCAGCCGCAAAATTTTTCGCGAACATTCTGTCCATGTTCGACATGGTTGCCGGCCCCAATCCTTCCGCCTCTCTTCGGGCTTCCTTCTCTTCCACGTCACCCAGTGATTCAGAGAACCAGAAATTACGGGCAAACTCGGCAAGAGTCATGCCAGCAGGTCCATACCCTTGTTGTTGTTCAGGAACTGAGGGTCCGCTAGGGTCCTGCGATGCTGCTACCATTTCCCAATAATCATCTACCATCTCTTCATAAGATCCTGTAGGATCATCATATTGATCTAACAACGCCTGCCCCAATCCAGTCATAATGGGATTACCACCTTCAATAATTTGTCCATACTCATCCGTGTAGTCTTCCCCTCCAATGCCTGTTGTTACAGGTTCACCACTAGAATCAGTTAAAATAATATGCGGAAGTCCAAAATGCATAATCCATTCGGTAGAACCTGGCATTGTACCTTCGTTCATTAACTGTTGCCCTTCGTAGCTTAATTCGTATCCTTCATTCGCTGCCTCTTGTATAGCAAGGTCCCATACATTATCAGGAAGATTCGTCGGATTAACAGTATCAATAGTGTGTGTAGGAATTTCATCCACGATTATTGTTTCGTTTATTACATCGTTTATATCATTAATCCCATTTCCATTTCCATTTCCGCCTGTGGTAGCAGCAAGAAGTTCATCAAGATCCGAAATAATATTATCTGGTTCTCCCGATCCACCAAAATTAGGGGTTCCTGTAATAACTGGAGCAATAACTGGCTCCGGAGTCCATCCCGGAGGTGGTGTGTTGGGTGGTGGTATGTTAGGTGAAGGATCCCAGACATCGGCGCCTCCGCCGTGTCCTCCGCCTCCGCCTACATTTCCTCCTGAAGGTTGTGAAGGGGGCTCATAGCCACCTATGTCACCCTGAAGGCTTATGATTCCTTTCGGTCCGCGGTTGGGCTTTCCATCCATTGATCCATAAATATTGGCGTCAACGAGCATGTCTATCTCGTCCTGCGTTACGTACGCCAGCTGTGCCTGTGGATGATCAGGCGATGACCGCCATCTTCGCGGAGCCGTTACTTTACCGTATCCTGCCATTTTCTACCACAGTCCCGTGCTTTTCGAAACGCCTCTTTTTAATTCCTCTATTTGATCGGGAGTTAATTGGTCAAAGGCTCCACCTTCGAAAATGGTGTTCATGTGATACTTTCCCCCCGGCTGAAATTCACTTGGATCCACGTTTGTCCAGGGTTTTTCAAAAGGTAAATTTTTTCTAATGAATCCTGAATAGGCGTCATAGGGATTGGAACTGTAGTCCAAGTTATCCAGTGCATTAGAATTGATTATTTCTGGGCCTCCAGCCAATTCATCTTCGATATGCATCCCTGTATCATAAGGTGAACCCGAAGATAAATAATTTTGAAGATTCATTTCATAAGATTTCCCTGGTCTTCCATAAAAAGCTCCTACTGTGTTGTCTGCGGTTCCAAAAATATTCTCATACCCCGCATCATTGGGATTTACTCCACCAGAATAATTTTGAAGCTCATCAATAAATAACTCTTGAGGTATATCTTCAAATAACTCTTGAGGTATGTATTCATCCTCATCATCTTCTAAAAAGCCACCTGGCAACGAAGATATTTTCAGTGCCTCTGGAGAGGAGTCTATTAGACCAGCCATTTGCATATCTTTATATTGTCTTGATACAGGACTACTGCCTTTAACCCCTGGATCCATTTTAAAATATTGAGAATACAGTTCATCAGATGGAGATCTTCCACCATAATCTACTCCCTGGTCTGACCAAACCATCCTGTTATCGTCATTGAAATTTCTAATGGTCTGTAATATTTCAGGAGTATCCCCTTTCTTAGGAACAGCGTGCTTCCTTAAAAACGCCTCTCCTGCATCCGTTCCTTCCAGCCCCCTTTGAAGATTGCCGGGAAGAGAGCCGTAGTCCACATTCGCCACTCCTGCCGTAGCCGAAGTGTCAAAGCCAAGATCGCCCAAGGCGTAATTAACCCTTCTAGTTGTCTGCGCGTTTTCAAGCGCCTTTCTTGCCTCGTCGTAATAATAGTCAGCCTCTTGTCCGGACTTCGAATCACCAATTCTCATGTATTTTTCATAGAACGCCCTGTCAGTGGGGCTCATCATCTCTTTCCGAACTTTATCTGAATAGGCGTCACCCAGTATTCTTTCATTTTCCTCGTTCTGTTGCCAATTATTTGTTAAGGAACCAAGTCCTCGCTGGATACCGCCAGATAGTCCGGGTAGATATTTCTGCCCTAAATTTCTCCCTGTTCTAACAGCTTCGCTGAGAATAGGTGTCTGATCAACGCTCGCACGAAATCCTACCTTCTGGTCAGTGTCAATGTCGTCCCTTTTGAACCTACCTGGGGTAGACATGTAATTCTCTCGATTTCTGAGAGCACGACGTGCGTCAACACGTTCGCGCCCCCTTAGAATAGCTTTTTCTCTTAATCTACCAGGCCTTGCCATTACACACCCGGTATAAGTATTATTTTAAGAACCACGAGTACAACGATGACAATGATGCCGGCCTTGATCCAGTCCTTCATTCCCCATTCGTTCCACTCCTTCAGGTGGCTCCAAATATCTTTCAATAACTTCATATTTCCTCCTAATGATAAGTTGGTTTGTATTGCTCTAACAGATCTTCCATCATCTCAAAACTATCCACGACAGTCGCGAATATATGCGCCGTGTCCCTTGGACCGACGGCTTCAACATAAAGGTTTCTTGTAACGGCCATTAAAGCGCTTGCAACCAACAACTTGTCGTCATCGGTTTTTATTTGACCCCTGGCAGCTTTTTCCAAAGCTGTCATGGCGTTATTTATTTTGACTATTTTTTCGTCCATTCATTTTTTCCTTCATTATTGCGATTCTCTCGGCACTTTGGATCTTTTTGTTCTCCCGCAGATCCTCCATGTTCTGTCTTATCTCGTCTATCGTCTGTTTGGTGTCCTCTTTTATAGCACCAAAACTTTCCTTTGCAAGTGTTTCTTCCATGCTGCCTTTCATCTTGTCACGTTCAAGGTCCATTTTCTCAGCCTCTATGCCGATATCGGCCATGAGCTTGTTGTCTTCCACTTCGCCCTTCATCGCAACTTCCGCCGCCTTCAGGTCAATCTCCTGCTGTTTAAGTCTCACCAGTGGATCCTGTGCCATGTTGCCGGCTTTTTCCTGTTCCTGCCTGGCCATTTCAGCGATCATTACTGCTTCCAGTTCCGCAACCTTTGATTCAATTTGTTTTTTAAGCTGTTGCTGTGCCTGTTGCGCCTGCTGCATCATTTGCGGATTCTGCTGCGCCTGCTGCATCATCTGATCCACTTGCTGTATTTGCTGTTTCATTTCCTCCTGTACCTGCAACGCCGCCGCTAATGCAATGTGCTCCATGACGTGCGCTTCCATCATCGCGTAAAGCTGCGGGTTAATCTGAACCATGCGCGTGAACATGAACTCGCCGTGCGTGTCCATGTGCGCCTTGTGGTTCTGTTCGGGAAACGCCTTTGGATTCTGTCCCTTCATCGCCATTGAATTTTCCATCGCCGGACTCATTGGCTGTGGCTGTTCCGGATCCGGTTTAAGTATCGCGTCAATGTTGTCAACGTCCAGCGCCTGATAAACCCTTCGATATGCCTCGCGTATGTTATGCAAAGGCGGATTGGCCATTGCCATCTGCAACTGCTGTTGCGCCAGCATGACACGCTGTGACATCGAAAATATGTTTGGATTGGATACCGGTAAAATGTCAACGCGATCATCAAAATCCTGCTGCTTGATCATTCGATTTCCGCCCTTCACCATGTAGGGATATTCCTGCGGAAGGAACATCTTGATGCAACGCGCCAGTAAATTAAATTCAACGCCCTGCGCGTAGTGCAATCGCTTGTGGATTGCGCTCATGACCTTTGTTCCTCGTTCCAGTAAAGCAAGTGTCGTTCCAACGGGATTCTGCTCGTTCCCCTCGCCCATTTTCATGTCGGCGATGGCCGCGAAAGATTTTCCCGCGTCAACGCAGAAACCCAGCAACGCAAACAGAACCTGTGACGGTTCCTTGTATGGAAGAGGTAACAGTGATTCCTTTATTGACTGTCCCGTAACGTCAACGTCCCTGAACTCACCCGGTTGCAGCGGTTCGTCATGGTCGCGTATGCGCATGCCGCGTGCCTTGAAACCTGCCGGAAGGTTCGCGAGTGTACCGGCATCAATTAACTGCCGCAAAACACTTGTTGCCGTTCGCGATAACCCTCCAAGCATGTGTATTAGACCAAAGCCGTAAAAGCCCAGTCCTGGGAGGAACTTGTAGTGCGTAAAATAGTCAATCCTGTTTTTTACCTGATCCTGTTCAACCCAGTTTCTCTTGATGGAAAGAACCTTGGTTGAAAACTGGTCAATCGTGATGATGTACGGAAGCTTGATTCCGTCCTGGTCCTCGAACCCAGGAACATCGGCGGCGACGTGTATTTCCAAAAGTGAATGTTCGTCATCGTCCTGCGGCGTATTGTCGCTTGTTCCCTGTAGCTCGTCCACCTTGTCGGGAACGTCGCTTGTCGTTGAAACGGATCCGGACGTAATTGGAATGTCGCGGTAAAATCCGCTTACCTGCTGTTTCCTCAGTTCATTGGCGTCCACTTTTGTGACATGCGTTATCCTGACCGCGTCCTCCAGCGAGGAAGCCATGTAGTTGACAACGCAGTCCTCGGATGAAATGAATTTTGAAACCGGTCTCTGCAATAGTGAATCATAGTAGGTTTTCTTGAATGCCGAACCTGACAAGGGAAGATAAAACAGTAACTGATCCATGTCGGGGTCATATTCCTTCATCACGTGCGTCAACTGGTAGTTCATGTAATCCTTGACACGCTTTGCCTGTTCCTCCACTTCTGGAGTTATTTCTCCAACAATTTCCGTGTTAACGGGTCCTGAAGGAGGAAGTAATTCCTTGTACGCCTGTGCCTGGAACTGCGTTACCGATTCCGCCAGCAATGGATGAACGACTCCTGCCGCGCCCTCGAAAGGCTGCGTGCGGTCCTCGTACTTGAAACCAAGCATGTCCAAACCTTTTACGTACGTATCTTCCCAGTCCTTTCTTGACTGCTTGTCGGATTCATACGCCGCAACCAGCTTGTTGGACAGTTTCTGTAGATCGTTCTCCTCAATAAAATCAGCGAGGTTCGCGTTGAACGGAATCTGTGACTGGTCTACTGGAGCGTTTGGGTCAAAGCTGACATCGGCTCCCCCGTCAGGAAGTTCCGCGATGTCAACATCCGGTTCAAAGAGATCATCCCTTTCCGGAATTTGAACGTCCGTCGCCCTTTCATTCGCGCCAACGTCAACACCGGCACTTGCCAGTGCGTCAATCGCTTTTTCTATGCTGCTGTTTGGTATGGGTCTCGTCTTCGGTGCCATTGTACTATCCTATCATAAAACCGGGACAACATCAACAAAAGAAGGTCTGTGAATGTAGCCCCCTTTCGCCTTGTACATGTCAACTGATGCCTTTACCGGTTCTTTCTTTAAGTTAATTATTGGAATCTTCGCCCATGTATTTCCATCCCCATCTTTAATGTTTGTTGAGGAAAATTCAAGGTCTAAATTCTTAGCCACGTTTTTCATTCCTGATACGGCTATATTGTCATAGAATCCGCGGTTTCCTTTCGCAATATCCGCACTCGCTCCTACTGCGTGGTTCTTCGCCTTTCCGCTAATAATTGCCACACTATCAAATCCTTCCTGCGTTGCAAGGTTTATGAGTGTCTTGATCGCGATCTTCGCCTGGTTCTCCGATTTCTTCCACGGTCCTTCGGGGAAGATTTCATCATTCTCCTTTCCTGCTCTTTTTATTAATTTTTGAAGTTCATCCATTCTATTTCGAATAGTATCACGTTTCACTTTCAGCCTTTCCATGACAGTCACTGCCGACGGATCCGTGTGCCCCGTAATCTTGTCAATCTGGTCCGATACTTTCACTAAATCCCCTTTTAGTGTTTCCAATTCATCCAGTGCAGGAACCTTGTTTATAAAACTCGGTTCATCGTGCCTTGGGGCATAGGAAAACGTATCCGGCTTCTGCTTCGGCTTCTGGTGCATGTCGGACTGAATTTCCTCGATGAGAAAGACCCTCTTTCCCCTTTCATCCACGCGCTCGGAGGCACGCAGCCAGAATACGGGGTTGTTTCCCTTTGGGTTCGTGAAATGCCCCTCGCCAAACTTGAATCGCGGCTCATTGGCGCGCATTCCCTTTGGATTGGGATTGTAAGTAAACGGAATCTCTATGTACCCAGTTCCGCCTTTCAGGAACTGCGCACCTTCGTGCCCAACGCCTGTTTTGCCCATGTAGAACCCCTCACCCTTTTTCAGCCTTCTGAATCTGTTGACAAGGTTCTGCGTGTAGAACGGAACCTTGACATTGCCAAAACCGTTCTCAACAACGTTTTCAATGCCGTAGGCTTCCTTTATGATACCGTTAATGTTAGCCGTGATCTGCGGATCCAGCTCCGCCCACGCACTTTTGATGTCCCTTCCCGTTCGATCAGATATTTCCTGCGAGAACTTTATAATGTTGGATCGAAGTCTATCACCGATTATGTCCTGCGGCTTGTTCTTTAATTGCCGCAATTCCTCTAATTCACGCGCACCGGAAGGAAGGTCACCCAAATAACCACTACCACCTCTTTTCTGTCCCGTCAGGAATGACTGAAAATCCTTCCAGCCCTTCTCAAAAGGCTCAATTTGCTGAATTTTATAGCTAATTACGGGTTTGTTGTTCTTGTATTGCGCGATAAGGTCCGCTTTCGTGATTGGGGCGTTGTTTTTCCACTTTTTGGTGCCCTCGTCAAAGCCACCAATGTTTTTCAGGAGGTTTCCGAGTCCGAATTCATGCATTTCAGTCTCCGAAACGCCTTTTTTGAGTAAATATCCATTCCATTGCTGCGGGGTCATCTTGTCCTGCACCGCACCTGCTATTTCAAGATCGGATTTAAGATGGAAAACAGGTGTCTGTCCTTCCGTCCTAATCGTTCCCTCTATTTTAGCCCCTTTTTTCGTCTTGTCCGCTATTTTTATCCCTGAAACGGCGTCTGACATGATTGGGGGTGGATCAACCTTCTTGAATGGGTTCCTGAACTTGGGTATTGACATCGCCAGCTGGGTATAATCCTCCATTCCCGCCTCGGCGGGGTTTAGTTCCGGTACGACCGATTCCATTTCCGTAAATTGCGCCATGTCCCCTCCGTATGACATGTTTGGACGTACAAGTCCACCTTCTTCAAATTCTCCCGTTATATTTGCCAATGCTCCTTTGTAACTTGTTGAAGGATCAGAAATAACTTTTGTTTTTCCGTCTGCGTCTTTCACGACTTTGAAACCCGGTAAATTAACTTTTTTTGGCAATTTTCCCCCACTCGCCTCATATATTCCATAGATGCGTTCCCACGCCTTTTTCAATGAAACATTAAGGTTGTCACCCTTGTTGGGAAGATTCTCATGGCGTACTATAAACCTATTTGCAATTTTTTGAAGTCCTTTCGGAAGTATTTTTTCAGCATACGTCATTTTATCAAACCCTTTCATAGAGTCAGCTGTTAATACAAATTCATTTTTTGACAACCTTGCAGGTACATCGTCTGCTTTTTCCATTCTACCTAATGGTACAAATCCACCTTCTTCTCTTAAATCCATTTCTTGACCATCCATATCTAATAGAGGC